ACGTGACGCCTAACCTTGGCTATGGCGCTGTCGGAGCCGATAAGGTGCCGCCGATCATGGAGCGCTACCTGACAGGGCTTAGAATTAGCGGACCAGGCAACTTTTCAATCCGCCGGAGCTGACATGAGTTACGCATACCCCGGTGCTGAGTTCATTGACGATACGGCAGCCCATACCGGACGCTTTGGCAAGATCGTGGCACTTGAGGATTCCGTGATCGCCAGCCTGACGGCTCAAGACTGGACCGGCAACACGCTGAGCGCCATCCCATTCAAGGCCAGCACCGAGATTGAAGGCGTGTTTACCAGCATCACCCTGACTAGCGGCACTGTCGTTGCTTATAGGCTCTGATGGCTTACGTTCTTCCTGGTGGCGGTGATGCGGTTAGCCGCGACGGGCTGGAAATCCCGACGCATGATTACATTGTCAACACCTACGATGGCGCCAACAACCTATTGACCGCAACGTATAAACGCGGTGGTGCCAGCGGCAGAGTGGTAGCAACACTAACGATGACTTACGACGGCAACAATAATATGCTGACCGTGACACGGAGTTGAGCCATGGCTTTTAATCTCAACCCGTTCACAAGCAAGCTAGATACAGTTCGCAATCAAATGCTGTGGGGATCGTTTTACGACACCACAGATCAGATTGCCGCTGTTGCCAACACGGCCTATTCAATCGGCATCAATACGACAGATCCCGAAAGCCGAGGCATTAGCATCGCGTCAGGCTCGCGTATCACATTTTCTCGTGGTGGCGTCTATTCGATCACCTATTCGGTGCAGTTTGTAAATGCAGACAGCCAAATTCATGACATCAATATCTGGTTGCGCAAAAACGACAGCGGCACTAGCGGCGACGTTGAAGCAAGCGATAGCAAATTCAGCATTATCAACAGTCACGGCGGCACTGATGGGCATGTGATCGGATGCGTTAACTATGTCCTCAAGCTGGTTGCCAATGATTATTTAGAGCTGATTTGGTCTACCAGTAACGTGGCCGCCAGCATCCAATCATTGCCATCTGCGGCGTCAGGCCCGGCGCATCCATCTATCCCTGGCATTATCCTGACAGCAGTACAGGTCGCCTGATGGCACTTGCTAATCCGCTACGGAAGGTTGCCAGCAAGCTGATGGCAAAGTTTGGCGGCACGGCGACTATTCGCCGCGTCACGTCAGGCGCTTACAACACAACCACTGGCGCTAGCGCTGAAACCACATCGGACATCACAGTGCGTGGTGTATTGGAAGATGTCAGCCAGCGAGAGGTAAGCGATTTAATTCAAGCCAGCGACAAGCGACTGACCATTGCAGCAGCAGATGTGACAAATGTCCCCACAACCGCCGACCGCGTAATCATTAGCAACGTGGCACATCAGATCATCACGGTGCGCACCATCGAGCAGGACAACACAGCTATTACGCATGAGCTGATCTTGAGGGCCTAATGGCACGCGCTATCAAGGTTGGCGACATTGGCGACTACGTTGAACAGCAGATGGAAAAGCTGTTGCGTGCTGCAGTGCTGGAAACCGACAGCCTGCTAAAGCAAGCCAGCCCGGTAGATACTGGCAGGTTCAGAGCAAGCTGGCAGGTGGGAGAGAATGCAGCGCCTGGAGGGCAAAAGCCTGATGGGGACTATGGCCAAGCCCCTCCGATTGAGCGAATTAACTATCAGCAAGAAAAAGCCGGCAACATCTACAGCGTTCACAACAACCTGCCCTACGCAGAGCCGTTGGCCAATGGCAGCAGCAAGCAAACCGCTGGCGCTCAAGGTGGTCAAGCTGGTTGGGTGCAAGGTGCAGCTAAGGACGTTCAAGGTAGGGTGCTCATAGCAGCAGCCAAAATCGGCAGGCAATCATGAGCAGCACCTATAACGACATCCGCGCTGCCATCGAAGGCCGCATTGCAACTGAAATGGCAGCCGCACCGGCATACCCGGTCAGCTATCAGAACGTGCCCTACGCGCCACCCAACAACACCCCATGGCTGCAGGTGTTCATTCGCTTCGGAGATAACGCCTATGCCACGCTGCTGGGACCGGCAACTGGCATGAACCGACAAAACGGCGTGCTAACGGTGAATGTGTTTACGCCTATAGGGGTCGGCACGGGGGCAAATTTCACCATTGCCGAGCGCGTCAAGGATTTATTTGATCGCCGCACGGTGTCGCAGATCATCTTTGATGCAGCATCAGGGCCGGCACAAGTCACACCAGCGGCGCCAGAGGCTTACTACCAGACGCAACTGACCATTACTTTTGAGGCGTATCTAAACTAGCTAGACTGCTGCTAGCCAACTACCGTTCGTTATGGCCACCGTTCTGTCCGGTACGTCCGGCGCCCTCTACTACAAACCCGCTGCTACCAAGGCAACGTTTGGCGAAACTGCCGTGGACGCTGCTGATGATGAAATCACCATTGCTACCTACCTGAATTTCAAGGTAGGGGATCCGGTCAAATTCAGCGTTGTGAACACTGAGACCGGCGCATCCGGCACCGGCACCGTGCCTGCTGGTCTGACCGCTGGCACCGTCTACTACGTCATTGCCTACAGCCCCACAACTGGGGTTATGGAGGTTTCTGCTACCGCCGGGGGCTCTGCCGTTGACATTACCGATGACGGCACCGCAGTAGCGCCCAACGCCTTCCAAGTGGAATATGCAGCTGCTGCTGCCGTTGGCGACGTGCGCGAATGGTCCTTTGAGATCACCCGGGAAGAGATCGACGTCACGACGATCGGTCAAACTGCTGGTCAGTACGCTCCTTTCCGTCGTTACATCACCGGCTTTGCCGATGGTGAGGGGTCGGCCATGGTTTACCTGACCGATGACGACGCCAACCTGGCCAACCGGATGGTGCAGGACGTGATCCAGGCATCTCAAACAGGTTGCGGCTTTACGCTGTACATCGACCGTGTGCTCAGCAGCGGCACTGTCAGCAGCAGCCTCAGCCGCAGCATCGCCTTTGATGCGGTGCTGACCTCGGCTAGCTTGACCGTTAACCCTGACGACGCTCAGATGGTTGAGATTGCATTCCGCCCGGCGGCTGCTCCTACGTTCGACTTCAGCAAGTCGGCCTGATAACCGTAAAGCCCCGGCCTTGCGCTGGGGCTTTTTTGCGTCTAGATTTATTTCATGACAGTCAACACATCCATGCGTGCTCTTGATCGCCTGAAGAAAGCAGCGCATCTGGTGCCGGTCAAAAAGCGCGTCACGCTTAGCGATGGCACTGAGTTTGACTTTTACTGCACACCGCTGACCATGGCGGAACGCGAAAAGGCCCAGAAGGATGCTGGCAGCGAAGAGGCTACAGCATTTGCCTTGCAGCTGCTGATCCAAAAAGCCAAGGACGACGCGGGCCAGCCGCTGTTTCGTGCTGGCGAGGTAGCCGAGCTGAAGAATGAAGTCCGCGATGAAGACCTGCAGGCGTTGATGCTGGCCGTCATCACCGACAAGAATGATGTGGTCGAGGAAGAGGCAAAAAAGAGCTAAAGCGTGACATCTATATGCGGCTCATGATGCGGCTTGCTCGTGACCTTGGTTACACAGTTATGGAGCTAAGCCAGCGCATCACGATTGAAGAGCTGCGTCTATGGGCCATGCTGTACGAGATTGAAGGCCAAGAACAGGAAGAGGCGATGCGCAAAGCCAAGCGGCGGTAGACTGCTGTTATAGGGAGGTGCCGTCGTGTCTGTTGTTGCTAATGTAGCTATCAACGTTGACGCCCGTGGCGCAGCCAAAGAGCTAACGAAGGTCAACGATGCAGCGGCACAGCTAAACCAAACCTTTGGCGCTCTGAAGCTTGCAGTAGCCGCACTTGGCATTGGCGCAGCAGTCCGCAGCATTGCGCAAGTAGGCAACGAATCACAAAAAAGCAAGATTCAGATACAAGCGTTAACGGCTCAGTATGGAGAATTAAATCAAGCCTCGGCATCTATTGCCCGCATACAAAAAGTCCTTGGGATTAGCGCAATTGATGCCAGGGAAGGCTATGGTCAATTGTATGCAGCATTGCGGGCCACTGGCGTTACCACGCAGCAGTTAGAGGTCTTATTTGTTGGCTTAACCAAGGCCGCACGCTTGTCCGGCGCAGGCGCCGCCGAAGCGCAGGGTGCGCTACTGCAACTTAAGCAAGCGTTTGCTAGCGGCACACTGTCTGGCGACGAATTGCGTGCCGTGCTAGAAGCCATGCCGGCCTTTACTCAAGCAGTCGCCAAGGAGACAGACCGGCTTGGATTAACAACCAATGCGACGTCTGCCGACATTAAAAAACTTGGCAGCGAAGGCAAAATCACAAGCGATATCCTGTTTGCTGCATCCAAAAAATTAGCCCAAGCAAATGCACCGGGAACCACGTCAACTGAACAGCTTGCGGCAGCATTCAAGGATCTCCAAGAGCGCATTGCCGAAGCATTCGGCCCAGCAATTATTAGCGCCGCCAACACCCTTTTTGGAGCCCTAACCGGCATTGGCAATTGGTTCAAGGCTAATCAAGCAGCTATAACAGCATTTGCAAAAGGTTTTGTTGATATTGCAAAAACCGTAGGGCCTATTGCTGCCGGCATTTTTGTCGTAGTTAAAGCTTATCAAGCTTGGCAAGCCGTCAGCAAAGCGCTTGCTGCTACGCAAGCATTTATTACTGCTCTGACAGGGCCAAAAGGATTGGCCTTAATTGCTGCCGCAGCTGGGGCATCGGCTGTAGCATATAAAACACTAGGAGATTTGTCGGCAAATGTTAGCAACGAAATAGCTAAGCAGCGGACAGAAGCCGAAAAAGCTAAAAATGAATTTAATAGTATTGCTAACAGCGTTGAAGGAATAGCCGGCAAAACAAAGCCAGCTACTGAAGGAATCAAGTCAATGGCGACTGAAGCCGAGCGCGGCCAGCGTGCTATTGAAGCCCAAATCTCTAGCCTTGAACGCGGCGCATCCGTTAACTCTGCACGTTACGAAGCTGAAAAAGCCATCAATGATCTGCAAGGCCAGCAGCTTGAGCGGCAATATGGCTTAGCGCAAACTGCACAGCAGCGGCTTAACATTGCAATCGCTATCTTTAACCAGCAAGCTGATGCAGCGCGGATTGAATACCAGCAAGCACTTAGCAACATTGAATTAGAAAAGACAAAGGTAGCACTTCAGCAGCAAGCGGCAGCTCTTAAATATCGACAGATTGAGGCGTCTGGCAAGCTAGCAATTCTTGAGGCTAAGTCGGTCGAAGAAGAAAGAAAGAAAAAAGAACAACTAAGGGAAGCGCTGGATGCGCAAAAAGGTGTTGTTGCTGGGACCCAAGAGGCTAGCAGATCCCAGCAGCAGATCGCCCAGTATCAGAAGCAAACGGCAAGCACACAGCTTGAGTCTAAGTTGCTGGCAGCTCAAATTGCCCTTGAATCCAAGGCGACAAGCGACGGCATCGGAATGTCAAATACCAATGCTGCCAGGCTGTCGAACAATCTTGCAGGTAGCGCCAAAGAAGCAATCCTGCTGCGCGACAACATGAACCAAGCTGCTTATGCAACTGAGCGGGCGGCGAATGCTATTCGTGTATTAAATGCCAATTCAGCCACGCCAACTGGCGGCAGCTTCATCAAGGTTCACAATGCCTCTGGTGGATATATCAGCCGGCCTACCGCTACTATGGTTGGCGAGGCAGGCGGCGAATACATTGTCCCTGAATCCAAGGCAGCAAACTTTGCAGCCAATTACCTGGCCGGCGGACGTGGCGCTGGCGCTTTGATGGGCGGCGGCGGTACGCCATCAATCAGCATCCAAACCGGCCCTGTGACCCAGATGAACGGCACCAACTACGTCACAACACAGGACATGCGCCGTGCAGTGCAATCCGGCGTCGAGCAGACCCTTAAATTGATTAGCGGTGATGCAAGCATTCGCAGCAGCGTGGGGATCCGTTGATGTTTAACTACGACGTAATGTGCTTCCTGGAGTATTACGAAGACCGGGATGCAATCACGGATCCAGTTTCAGGGTTGCGCGTTCCTACCTTTAGGGCGCAAAACTTTTATCAAGTAGCCCAAACGCTTGACGTTGATCCGGGTATCGAGGGCTCGTTTAGCTACTTAGCGTTCAACCCAAGCGGCTTTGGCTCTTGCGCTGCCAATGCATTGAACGACTTAACGATTGAACTCGCGGCGCTGGCCACGATCGTTGACATTACCGATACCGCGCTCAATTCGGACAACCTTGTCATCGCCTCGCTGTACCTGCAAAATGCGGGCCAGGATGCCTTTGATGGCTCCAGCGCTTCGCTGATCAGCCGGTACATCGGCAGCATCATGGAAGCCAGCATCACAGAGATTGCCGTTACCTGGACCGTCAACCCTGGCATCAGCCAGTTGAACGCTCAGGTGCCAACACGTAAAATCACGGTAGACATGCTGAATAAGGTGAGAACCGCATAATGGAGAACGTCCTCGCCTGTGATCTTACGGTCATCTGCCGCAACAAGGACCGGCATGAAGGCGTCAACCTGCGGGTCACGGATGACGCGGTGGAGTTTGTAACTGCTGAAGGTCTCAAGCTAGAAGGCGAAACGGCAGTGGAGCTGATTGATAAAGGCAATTTTTTGATGCCTGTTTATCTGATTGAAAAAGCGCTCGTGAAGTATAGAGGGCAGCGCTAATGGCCTACGACGCATTTTTTACAGTACCGGATCGCGTAACCGATCAGGGCGTCTATACGCCAATCTATACCACTGACTACAGCGTAGGTCGCTACGTCTCCGGCTGGAGTTTTAAGCCGCATCCGCCAGCTAAGTCAACCGTTCAGCCAGCGGCTGACATTGGCGCATCAGGCGCACTGCAGGATGCAGTAAAAACCAAAAAGCCGCAGACGGTCCTTGGTGCTGATCAATCCCGCGCAGAAGCAGGCGACACAATCCCAATCGTATTTGGCTTTAGAGCAGTCGTAGGCGTTGACCCGCATGTTGTTGCTGATCAAGGTGGCGTATGGATCCAGCCAGCATTGGTAAAAACTGGGTCACGCCAATTTGAGGCCTTGGCCTTGTTCGCCGTCTCGCAGGGAGAGCTGCACGACACGCTATCTGCGGATCGCATCTGGACTGGAAACAGGAATTTCAAATACGCGCAAAACCTGAACCCACCGTTCTATCAGTATTATTTCAGCAGCGCCACAAGCGAAGCGACGCCTAGCGTGTGCCCCATCACCGGGGGACGCATCTTTTGCGATTACGACGCATTCCAATTTGTTGGCACAACGCTTACCACCAGTGGAGGAACCATTCGCAGGCCGGATATTGCCAATAACTATTATTACCAAGCGGAGCTGACCAAGGGCACCGGCGATACAAATAATTCGGTCATACGTTACAACAACAGTGATATTGAGGTTTATGACAGCGCGACCGGCGACGACGTGACCGCAGCGTATTGGTCCTACCTAGGAATCAATCCGGCATCAACCTATACATACATCAACGCGGTTTATTCAGGCAGTACCATTATTGGCGGGCGCAACCCTGGCGCATTTACAAGTGTTGTCGGCACTAGCACCTCATATGCATCACCAACAGGAGCAGTTCCATACTCGACCGGCCCTGTAATTTTTACCTACGGCGCTGGCACGCTATTCAATCAGATCAATGGATCACTGCCAGCAGATACCGGAACGCTGTACGGCGTCACAACGGAGTGGGGCATCAGCCCATACGCCAGTCCGGCATCTCCCCCTAGCACTGCAGACTTTACCAATTTTTCAGACGTTACATTCCTAGAGGTTTTTGGCAATTTATACGACCCCAACGATGGCAGTATTTTCCTCGGCTCTGCACCGGAAGAGTGGCCAACTAGCTTTAAGCAGATTTCACTTTTCTATCGTTACGGCGTAAAGGTTGACCTGTACAGCGCCGGGCTAGTTGGCGGTGTCTACCTGAACGGCCCTAGTGACATGTTCGTGGATCTAGCCATGTATCTGTTCACGCTTATGAAGCGTGCAAATGGAGAGAGCACAGATTCCTTGGCTGCGCCGATTGATACCAGCAATCTTGTCACTTTGGCGTCGTTCAATCAAGCCGAGGTGATGCGGTTTAACGGCATCGTGGACCAGTCCGTAAACGTTGTCGATTACATCACGAAAACTGCGCCGTACTTCTTTCTGCAGTTCATTTCCAGCAGTGGCCGCTACAGCTTGCAGACGCTGCTGCCAACAGAAATTGTTTCCGGCAACTTTCGCATCAAGACATCAGCGGCTAGCAAGTACAGCGCTACGCCTGGGTCGGGCCCCATTTATCCCATTACGTTTGACGAAAACTTTGTGCTGCCAGGCAGCTACCAGAAGAAATACTTTAACGCCGAGGATCGCAGGGCCATCTGCGTTTCGGTGCTTTGGCGCGATGCGGATCCTGCAAATATCAGCATCCAACGCACCACGACCGTGCGCTACCCAGAAACAGACAGCAATGCGCCAGTCGTGCAGTTTGACATGACGGACTTTTGCTGCACAGCCGATCACGCGATCAAATATGCCAAATACGAGTTGGCACGACGTCGCTACTCTACTCATGCGATTAGTTTTGCCACACAGCTAGGCGGAGCGTTGCTTACGCCTGCGGATTACATCGAGGTCAGCCGTCAACGGGTCAATAGCCGTGGCGACAATCGCACCGAGACAGGCATTTACCAAGTCACACGGGTTAATCATTCCGTTGATGGCATTTCAACGATAGAAGCCGCCTATTTTCCGGTTGACGGCAGCAATATATTCCTGATCAACGACGATATTGTCAACGGCACCTTTACCGTGACGTAATGGCCACCTTCCCTGCATTAACGCCAAACGGTCGAAACCTGAGTTTCGGCAACTACCCGCAGCTGGAGTATGTGGGCACAAGTGGGGTGTCGATACGCTTTTTGCAGGGCACCTTACGCGTAGGACAGCGGCTGATGCTTGTGTACAACAGCCTGTCCGAAACGGACATCAACCAGATCTACAACCACTACGACGGCCAGCAGGGCACGCTGTTGTCGTTCACATTGCCCGCTGCCATCTGGGCTGGTTACAGCAGCGTCCCCATCAGCGCCGTAGATTACGAGTGGCGATACGCGGCACCCTTGACGATTGACACTTCCGGCGTCAACCGCTTTACGGTTACGGTTGAGCTGGAAAGCGTAAGCGTTATCACCGTATAGCGATCATGGATTCCTTCCCAGCGCTAGCGCCTACAGCCCGGACCTTTACGGTCGGTGATGTACCACGTCATCTGCAAAGCGGCTTAAGCGGCTTCACGGTCGGGTATCGCACAGGCAACCGCAGGGTGCAACAAAACCTGGGGTTGACGTTTGGGTATCTGACAGAAGCGGATATGAATCTAATCAAGACGCATTACTTTAATGCGCAAGGTTCATACGAAATCTTTTTCCTGTCCGCAGAGCTATGGGGCGACTACGCCACACCACCCATTCCCCTGCTTAGTGATTATGCCTGGCGATACCTAAGCAGCCCGGTTGTCACAGATGCAGGCTTTGATCGCTTTAGCGTAGAAGTAGAGCTACAGACAATACCGATCGACCCAGGCGACTTGGCGTTTGATGGCGTGGCAGCATCCGCAACCCCTGACAGATCTTATACTTTAGATGGCGGTAGTGCCGCAGCTAGCCCGGCGCGAGACTACATCATTAGCCCAGCAGGAGCACTATGAGCATTACGCTTACCGCCCTTCAAAAACAACGCCGCGACACTGCTGCCAACTGGACGGCGGCCAATCCGACCCTGCTGGCGGGTGAGCTTGGTTATGAGTCGGATACAGGCAAATGGAAGGTGGGCGATGGGACTACCGTCTGGAACAGCCTGGGTTATGAGCCATGGTCAGAGCTGAGCGCTTACCCGATCACCAACGCTGACATCAGCGCCACCGCTGGGATCGCCGTAAGCAAGCTGGCCGATGGCACGGCGCGGCAGCTGCTGCAGACTGATGCGGCTGGCACCGGCGTCGAATGGGCCAGCAACATTGACGTGCCTGGCACGCTGGATGTTACAGGTGTTGCCACGTTTGACACCACGGTCAATATCAGCGACGGCACCTATTAAGCAGTAAAATGTAAGGGTGATTTCCGGCTCCACCTGGAGCGCTAAGGAATGGCCTTACAGCATTTGCGGTCTAGTACCGCCAATAAGCGTCCGGACCCAACGGCAATGGCCGCCGGGCAGCTTGCGATCAACAGCGAAGCTACCAGCCCCGGCCTGTTTTTCAAGGACAGTGCCGGAAATCTGGTTAAGGTTGGCCCGGTGCATGTGGGCACCACTGCCCCCAATGCCACCCCGGCCAGCGGCGGCACCGCAGGCAACAGCACCGGCGAAATCTGGCTTGATACAACCGGCAGCGCCTACGACGTAAAAGTTTGGGATGGCAGCGCTTGGCGCAGTCAAGCCGGCGAGTTTGTCAATATCACCGGCGACACGATGACCGGCGATCTGACGATGGGCAACCAGTCAGATCTACGTTTTGGCGAGGCGACAGCCAACGGCAGCAACTGGGTTGCATTTCAAGGGCCTGCGACGGTTGCGAGCAATGTCACATGGACGCTGCCGGCAACGGATGCAGCGGTCAGCGGTTACGCCTTGGTCAGCGATGGCTCTGGCACGCTCAGCTGGTCCGCTGCTGGCGGCGGCGCAACCGGCGGCGGCACCGACGATGTGTTCTATGAGAACGCTCAGACGGTAACCACCTCTTACACTTTGACCACCAGCAAGAACGCCCTTAGCGCTGGCCCGATCACAATCAACAGCGGCGCCACAGTCACCATTCCTAGCGGTCAATCCTGGAGCATTGTCTGACCATGACTCTTTATCTCAACGGCACAACAGGCGTCTCAGGCGTTGACGG